GAACCAAGGGAATGCGATGTTATCTGTCAACGCTAAGTTTCTACAAACTTCACCTGTCGCAGGTAAGTAAATTTGTGTATTATTAACAGTATCTCTTGTAAGAATCCAAGGATAGTAAGTTGCTGTATAGTTAGAATCAATTCCTGTGTTATCCAAATTATCAACTGCTTCTTGAGAGTAAATGATATCTTGAGGATTAGTTGCATCAGGAGTATACATGTTGTAGTCAGGAGTAGTTGCTATATAAACTGAATCTGCTCTTGAGAATTGTACCATGTCGATAGCTTCTTCTACAAGGTTAGAGTTGTTTACATAATCAATACTTGATGTCGCAAATACGTTGATGTTAGTTGATTCAGGATTTGCGAATGTTAAGATACCAAGTAAGTAAGCGTAGTAATCGGTATTCGCAAAATCTTGAGTATTATTTTGAACTACAATTCTTTTGAATAGACCATCACCAGTTGCGTTTGGATATCTTGTTGAAGCGGATGCTCCTGCCAAGTAACCTGTTGCACCTAATTGGAATTGGTCTTGATTAGTTCTGAACTCTCTATAGATATCCCATCCATCAAATCCACCCGCAAAACATACTGTATATTTTCTTGAGTAAATAAAGTAGTAAGGGTTTTCTTGAGTTTCAGGGTCGAATCTAAAATCTGCAACACCACACTCAAATGCTGTTTGACCACTTGTTTGGAATGAGTTAGCAATTGTAACTACAGTCGCTCCTGAGTCCATGTGGAATCCTTTACTTAAGTAGTTCCAAGGTTCACCTGCCACAGGTAACGCTGAAGTAACCCAGTTAGGAGGATTTTGTCTACCCTTAAATTGTAAGAACGCATCATCAATTCCGAATTGAGAAGAGAAACCTAAGTAAGCTCTTCTAACAATGTCACCTGCTGATTCAGTTGCGTTTGTTGTTGAACCAAATGGAGGATTGTAAACAACCTCACCTGGATAATAATATTTAGTTTTGAATTTAGGTACTGGTGAAATGTTCGCAGTTGATTCGTACTCTCTTTGAGTATAACCGTAGAATCCACAAGGGATTGCGTCTATTGGAGCTTCATCAGCTAATTCAATCATCACATATCTTGATATCAAAGCAAATTCACCGTTAGATGAACCAATTTTCTTAGCAACGAAGTTGTTAGAAGCTGGGTCCATATTACAGTTTGTGAATTTCTCAATTACAACAGGGTTAGCATCTGTATCAAAGAAGTTTCTAACTAAAACGTCAAACGTCATGTTATTGAATGATAAGTTTGCAATTGAAACTTTAACCTCTGTGTTAGCGGCATCTCCATCAGAAATTGAGATGAACTTAAATAATCTGTAAACTTTATTACCTCTTAACTCAGATACTAAGAACGGAGTTTCAGGAGATTGATATTTTTCAACTTTATAAGCTATTGATTGTGTATTCTCACTTCTAGCATCATCTAATGCCACTAACTCAGGATTAATACCTTTAATATAACCTTGGTTATATGCGTAGTTTAAAGAACCAGGATAAATTTCTTCCACAAACAATGGAACCTCATTTCTTGATTTTCCAAAATTATCGACTCCCAATACTTTAGTTATAAACTTAGGAGACGCCGCAGATAATGAAGTTTCAAAAGAGAAAGTATCAGAATCTTTAGTAATACCTGAAAGTAAGAATCCTTCATATGGTGAATTTGTAATACCTGAATATTGTCCTGTAGCGATTAAAGCTACATCTGTTAATCCTGATACTTCGTAAACAGGGCCATGTTCGTTAAGGTCAGCGTTGTTTGAGTATAATGAAATACCTCTTGAACGTAAAGTTGCCACAACCATGTTATTATATTCACTATATGCAGTTCCTGAGAAGTTGAATACATCACCCTCAATTTCTCCTGTGTAAGTCGCTCCACCGTCAGTTGTTGTTAAAGACGTTACAGTATAATAAAATGAATAACCCGTGTAGTTGTTATTAAGATTAGCATCATTATCAAATGTTGCGTAATACCAAGGGTCGTTTAAATCTGCACTTAAGTCATTGGTATCAAGGTTGTTTGAGCTAGACCCAAATACGTTTAATTGATTTGAATATTGACTAACCAATCCCCAATATGTTGTTGAAGGTACCGAACCATAAAAAGCAACTGTTGTTGCAGAAAATGATGGGTTATCAATAATATTACCTAAGTTAGAGTTAAAATCATCTTGATATGTAGAAGTACTACCATCAGATAATCTATATTGTACATTTAAGTTATTTTGAATATCTGCGGGTAATCCACTTAACATAGTAACAGTACTACCCGAGCTAGCTCCTGTAAATACAGAAGTAAATGCAGTTCCTCCTGTTGGGGGGATTATACCAATAGTTAATGGGTCAACATTGGCAGTAACTCTAATACTCCAAGAAGGACCTGCGTCGTATCCCGACAAACCTAATACTCTTGTAACGAACAATTGGTTAGATTGTTGTAAGTATGACTTGGCAATGTATGCCGCTTCATATTTTGGGATTTGTGTGTTTACAAATTTTACTGGTTCCGTTCCGCCAAAATAAGCTTGGAACTCGTCGTAGTTAGTTATAAAAACAGGTTCGAATGCAGGGCCCTTTATTGTTTCCCCTACTAAACCTAAGGTAGTAACACCGACACTCTGTGCTACGAACGAAAGGTCCGTTTCAGATGTGTATACTCCAGGTGATACAAAAACTTTTTGATTTGCTTGTGCTGTTGCCATTATTTAATTTAATTCTATTGCAGATTTATTTTAATGATAAATATTCGTTACTACTACAAAAAACTTGACTTTTAAATATGTATTTGTAAACGGTATGAATAAATTCTGCCTTTTTTCTGCCTATGAAAACTAAGAAGGAAATAAAGAACATTAAAATAGACCCTGAAGTACACGAGATATTAAAAAAGTACTGTGAGAATCGTGGAATGAAGATTTATAAATTTTTGGAAAATTTGATACTTGAGAAGTGTAAAGAAAAAAAAGATATCTACGGAGAGAAGTTAAACTAAGATATTATCAAACTTAATATTTGCTTCTAAAGAGTTATCTTGCTTAACAACTTGAATCCTTAAAACATCGTTAGTTGTTATTTGAATTTTTTGAACATCGGTACCATAATAGTCTCCATTAATATAAACATCATATGATTCAACGTTGACTGAATTAGCCCAAGTTAAATTGGCAGTATAAGCAACCACATCACTTAATGTGTCGTTACCAACAACATAATAAAAGTTAGATAAAAATTCGTCAGGGTTTTCAGGACTTTTATTTCTTCTTTGTTTAAAACTTGAAGTATCAATCTCCATAATTTGAGAAACTCTTGCAATTGCAGGTTTAACTTCAAACTCATCTTCATCAATAAGGTATCCTAACATTGTAAAGTCATATGACTGAACATAATATTTTCTTGACTCCAAACTCATTTGAGACTCATCAGAAATATTATTTAATATGATTGGAACGTATTGTCCTTTAATAAAAGTATATGCCTGTCTTGATGAGAATTTTTGCATAATGATTTTATTTAATTCGTTAAGCTCCCTCATTCTATTACAAATGATTTTTACACTGTAGTTAATATCTACAGGTACTGGCTGTGGTATTGTGTATATGTCCATACCTTGTTCGTTACCATTCCAAGTTGGAACAGACGCATAATAAAATTGTTTTCTATTAGGTATTGTATATTGAAGAGCGGGATTAGTTCCAAATTTAACTTCAGGACTTCTCACCACTGTAATGAATGGTGGTGAAGGGTTATAATCTAAATCAACAAATAAAGCAGTCTCAACATATTGAGACCAGTTTTGGGTTGTAATAATAATATCAACCATAGGCACCACTTTACCTGCGGTTATAACTTCTAAATCTCCCTTAACAAAATCAAGCATACCCCTATCCAAGTCGGCATGTAATACTGACTTAGGTAAATAAGTTCCATCTTTGTTAATGTATTCCAACAACTGCTCTCTACGAGCAGACAAAGTTTTTTTAGGAACTAACGGCAATGTTGGTTTAACTTGTTTTGGTAATGGCATTATTAAATTCCTCTAAATTCATTTTCACTAACATAAGTGGCAACAATAGTTCTATAAAAAGGTTTGTATCCACCGTAAGTGTGTTTATTGTCTGACTTAACATATCCATCATCAGACACTACATAATATCTAACCCTATCTTCAGATTCGTAATATCCAAAATAATCACCTTGAAATATCTCAACTTCCAAATCTGCAAGAGTTTTTTGATAAATAGAAAATTTCATATTACCAGGTTCCTGTTGTTCAACCTTAGAATTACCTAATAATTTATGTGCAGGTGTCATAATTTGAACTAACCCCTGTAATTCAACAGGTGCCAAGAATTGGATTCCGTCTTCAAGTACCTCACCATAAACATCATCTATTTTTGTTTTTTGTCTATCTACACGATAAAGAACAACGGTAAAGTTCATATCACCAAGCAACCACTCCTCACCCATACCGATGTCGAGCGAATAGTCTTCAGCTCCAAAGAACTTACCTAATCTTGTAATTGGGACTAACTTTTGCATATATTGATAAATACTCAAACATTAACTATATTTAAATCAAATATTTTTCCTATTAATGGACGCTAGTTTAGAATCAAGGGCATTGTCTCTCTTGGAGACTTACGAAGGAGGGAATAACTACCTTATTGAACTTAAAAGAAAGTCTCAAATAAATAGAAGGTTTTACCCTACAAGGAGTCAGTCTGAGTATATTATTAACAACCACGACAAACAACCAAAGGTTGCAAAGAAGTGGGTAATACTTGACGCATATTTCGCACAGAAACTTGCTGACGATAAGCTTATGACCGAAATACCTGAAAAAATTTGGGTAGAAAAGTTATTGGCAGATAAAGAAAAGGCGTTTCACATTTGGGGTAAGATAACCGAATCGGAACAACTACATGATTTTTGGTTACCTAAAGCCGCCATCATAAAAGATAACACGGTTAAAAACGTTGTAATAAACTATGAAAAATATTCTCACCGTCCTCCTCTTGAACATCAAAAAGAATCTATCCAAAAATTGGTTGAAAATAAAAAATTCATACTTGCAGATGATATGGGTCTTGGAAAGACTACTTCTACTATTATAGCCGCATTAGAATCAGGGTCCAAGAAAGTATTAATCATTTGTCCAGCAACTTTAAAAATTAACTGGAAAAGAGAGATTGAAAACTATTCAGATAAGTCAGTTTATATTGCTGAAGGTAAAAACTTTAGTACGGATGCTGACTTTGTAATAATAAATTATGATATTATAAAAAATTTCCATGATACAAAAAAGAAAGGTGAATCGCAAATTCTTGATGCCAATTTTGATTTGGTGGTCGTTGATGAAGCACACTATATCAAAAACGCTACAGCCCAAAGAACAAAATTAATTAACGACCTTGTTAAGAAGGTGGACCGACTTTGGTTATTAACGGGTACCCCGATGACCTCTCGACCAATTGATTACTTCAATTTATTAAGTTTGATTGAATCTCCAGTTGCGAAGAATTGGATGGCGTATGCTATCAGATATTGTCAGGGATATCAATTCAACGTCGGAGGCAGAAAGGTGTGGAATGTTATGGGAGCATCAAATCTTGAGGAATTAAGAGACAGAACCGCAGGTCTTACATTAAGAAGACTTAAAGAAAACGTACTTGACCTTCCTGACAAAATAATCACACCAGTATATCTTAGATTAAAGTCTAAAATGTATGAGGAAATTATGGGAGAATATTACGATTGGTATGACAAAAATCCAGAGGAATCAAAATCTCTTACAGTTCAATTCACCAAGTTAACAAAGATACGTCAGGTTATCGCAGATGAGAAAGTTTCACAGACAATAGAACTTGCAGAAAATATTGTTGAACAGGGGAAAAAAGTAATTATCTTCTGTAACTTTACAGATTCACTTAATAAAATTTGCGAACATTTTGGTAAATCTGCAGTTAAAATAAATGGCTCCATGTCTAAACCTGAAAGACAACACAGTGTAGACAGTTTCCAAGAAAACGATAAAATAAAAGTACTTGTCGGTAATATAAAAGCCGCTGGGGTTGGTATAACTTTAACGGCAGCTGAAGCGGTTATTATGAATGACCTATCATTTTTACCATCCGACCACGCCCAAGCAGAAGACCGAGCTTATAGATACGGTCAAAAAAACAATGTATTAGTTTATTACCCCATATTCGAAAACACAATCGAAGGAATTATCTACGACATATTAAATAATAAAAAACAAGTGATTGCCACAGTTATGGGGGACAATCAAAATACGGCCGATGCTGCCGAAGAAATTTTGAAGAGAATCAATGAAATGCGTCGTTAAAGAAAATCTGGATTATTTATATGAAATGGATAATCCAAAAATATGAAAAAAATAGAAGAGAAAATCCAACAACTCGAAACACAAATACAGGAAAACCACATCACCAAAGAAAAAGAGTTGTTGATTAACGAAATGAAAAAAATAGGAATAGAAAAATTACCCTATTCTTACTCAGCCCTGAAACAGTTTATTGACCCCGAAACAATGAACTTTCACTATAACAAACATTATAAGGGCTATGTGGATAAATTGAACGACGCTTTAGTCAAAAAGAAATACGGGGATTTAGAGTTAGAGCAAATCATTAAGAACATAAGTCGTTACGACAAAACAATCAGAAATAATGCGGGAGGGGCATTTAACCACGCATTGTTTTGGAATATGTTAACTCCCAAACCTAAAAAGTTAGAAGGAGAATTACTTAAAAAAATCACAAAACAATTCGGAAGTTTCACCGCGTTCAAGAAACAATTTGATACTGTTGCCAAAGAAAGATTCGGTTCAGGGTGGGTATGGTTAGTCCTTACCGCCAAGAACACATTAAAGATTATGTCAACACCAAATCAAGATAATCCTTTAATGAATATTATTGAAGGTGGTGGATTTCCAATTTTAGGTTTAGACTTATGGGAGCACGCTTACTACTTGAAATACAGAAACAAAAGAGACGAGTATATTGTTAACTTTTGGAAAGTTGTAAATTGGGAATTTGTATCCAAGTTGTACAATATGAAAACGGAAACAAAATTATTAGAATCTGTTAAATTAGAAAAACTTATAACAGAATCCAAAGAGGCAAAATTCTGTGACGTTAAAGAAGTTCAATTCTACAGAGAACTTATTAATAATTCAAACATTAAGAGAATATACCAAGACGGAGTAACTAACGCTTTAAAAGAAGTGTTCAGTCAATTTTGGGTTGATAGTACAACTAAAGAAATGTCAGGGTTTTATGGGTTAGAATCTAAAGAAGGAAGGTCCATTTTAAATAACCTAAACACAAACTTTAATACTTTTTGTTTATTAACCA